ACTATTATCAAAACGAGTAAAGCCATTTCCATCTTGATGATATTTAAAATGTCCATCCTTTTTATATTTGGCTATTTGCATAGCCTCACATGAATCTATTTGAAAATTCCAATTTGCATTTTTATTTGCAATCTCTAAATAAGTCCATACCAAATCATATAACCATCTTTCATTACACCATGCCACATCTGTAATTCTTTCTTTTTTGTCTACTCTATGGTCTCCACCACTGTATTTATATACTTTGGCAGTTTTCCAATCGTTATCTGGTGCATTTATAATTTTATCACATACACTTTTGTTTATTTCATTTGGAAAAACCCAATAATCGTACAGTGCATTTGTCATTTAATTATTCCAAACATAACTATACCATCCAGTGACAATAGTCTTTTCTTGAGTTTGTGATATTTGACCCACATGGGTATGTGTCCAGTCGGATGGAAAAATAACTGTTTTACCTTTTTGAGCTTTTAACGTTCTTTTCTGATATGGAAATGTAGTGCCTCCTGCATCTAAATCATTTAAATAGGTCATAAAAACCAAGCACCTTTTTAGGCTTACATTGTCATATCCATCTCTTTCAAAATGTTCTCTTTTAAAACCCTCACCTTTTTCATAATGTTGTATATTATAGGGTTCACATATATTAAAGGTACATAAATTATCAATTTTAGGATATATCTTTATGTAATCCTCTAAACAATTTTGCAAAAAGTAACGATATTCTTTAAATGGTCTATTAAAGTTTGTAGGGCAAATAGCAATATCCATAGATTTTTTGGCTTCAGCCCAAGTTTCNTCACCATTAACAACCCCTTTGTTTCTTAAGTCTGGATTGATTTGATAAAATTTTAATAACTCATCACAGATATATTCTGGTATGTGCCATGTTTGTATAAAATCAGTAGCTGTGGTTTTAGCCAGAAGTGTCAAGAATCCAGCCTTTGGTATTATCTGCTTGATAAACATCTTCATCCCAGTAATACAAATTTTCATCTACTGGATATGCTATAGGAGGTTCCCAACAACAAGTATCTTCATTTAAAGTCCATGAGGCAAAATCACATTCATCATAAAAAGCATCTCGTACTGGATCATAAATATCACCAACCATGGCATAATTTTTTCTTAGTGCTTTACTTTGGTCTTCTGAAGGTATTCTTTGTTGATCTTCTGGTGTATCAGCATCACTTGGTACATAGTGAACACCACCTTTAGTATTATATGATGTTTTTATCCATGTTTCACCAGAATGATATTGGTCTATAAAATCTTGTTGTGCAACAATGACTTGTACTACTTTTCCATCTACAACTTTTGCATAATGTCCCATAATTATTAACCTTGAAATTGATATCTAAAAATCACAACACCAGAGCCACCGTTTCCAGTAAGTCTGTTACCTTCATGGTCTCTAGTTCCACCAGTTCCTGAACCAGTATTAGCAGTTGCAGAAGCAGAACCATTAGCACTACTACCTCCTGCTGAAGCACCACCACCTCCACTAGAACCACCACTAAATGTACCTCCACCACCTCCTCCTGCTCTAAAAACAGAAGAACCAGTTATTGATGATGATGTAGCACCACCTCCATTTGAGTTACCGCCACCTCCAGCAGAACCGCCACCGCCTCCACCAGATAAGTCGGCTCTATTACTACCACTACCACCATTGTTACCTTGACCACTTATTCCAGTTCCTCCTCCAGAACTAGGAGCACATCCTCCTCCACCAGATCCGCCATTTCTTCCTGACGTATTAGAGCTATTTAATCTTCCACCTCCACCACCTCCACCAGTGTTTGAGATGCCAAAAGCAGATGAAGCACTACCATTTCCACCTGCCGTTCTTGCACTTGTTGACCTTACTCCACCACCACCACCTCCGATGGTTACTGCATAATTTGTCGCAGAAAAACTTTGTCCACTTGCAGTTCTATAACCTCCTGCTCCGCCACCACCACCAGTGTGTTGACCTCCAGCACCGCCTCCTGCTACTACTAGATATTCAAGAGTTGTACCTTGATTACCTACTGTAGATACAGCAAAGGTTCCAGATGAGTTGAAGGTGTGAACTTTAAAGTTACCATCAGTTGTAATACTGTTGCCACCAGTTGCAGAGGGATAAACTGCATTTTCTGAACCTCTAAAATCACCCATTTGCAAAGCACCAGAGGTAGGTATATTACCATTATTACCACTTGTTCCAGAAGGAGTATTACTTCCTCCTGCATAATATTCACTCATACTTATGGGATTTGAGCCACCAAATTCTGTTTGTATGGCTGACATTGCTATTGAGCCAGATGATGGAATTGCCATTTACTACCCCTTTTTTAGTTCATTAATTTCTGCTTTTAATTCTTTTATTGATTCTATCAATACTGCACATATTTTACCATAATCAACTGATTTTGTTTCCATTTCATCGTCTGCTGTTATCACCACCTCTGGTAAAACAGTTTCCATATCTTGTGCTAATACACCAACCTGAGTTCTTGCATCTTCTATATCATTTCTTTTATAGTAAACACCTTGCATTCTCATAACTTTATCTAAACCATTTGCTATAGGTTCTATATCTGTTTTAAGTCTTTTATCAGAAAAGGCAGTTACATCATTATTAAAAGTCGCCGCTCCAGCCGATGACATATCAAGTATAAGAGCATTTATCCCTGAACCACCATCATTACCTGAGAATTTTATATCTTTATCTTGCGTAGCACATTGTATATTTAAATCCGTGCTATCATTTATAAGTCTACCAATTTCAGTTCCACCATCTTTAAATATTACATCTCCACCATCAGCATCAAGAGAAATATCTCCTCCTGAATCTATAGTTATATCTCCAGCATCAGTTATTGTAGAACCATTTATTGAAATATCATCAATTGTAAGAGCACCACCAGTAATTGTACCAGTTGTTGTAATGGCAGAAGAACCATTATCTATAGCACCAAATCCAGATGTTATTGAACCAGAATTTAATGCTCCAGTTGTTACTATAGAACCAGATCCAGCAACCGCAGAAGCCCCTATATCACTTAATACTTCCGCCGCAGTTCTGCCCTCTATAGATGTGCCATCTACTCTTAAAAAATCATTATCAGCAACATTAGCATTTGCTACTAATACATTACCATTAGATATACCAGTTGATAATGTAGCCGTTGTTGTTATCGCAGTACCGTTTAATGTCATGGCATCTGCTTCCATAGTTCCATTGACATCCATACTACCTTCAAGGTCAATATCACCATTTACAATTAAGTCATCTGTTACTGTAAGATCGTCTTGTACTTTTAAATCAACAACGTTTAATGAAGCATAAACATCGGTCACAGCCGCTCCACTTCCAGCACCATCTAAAGAAACTACTTTAGTATCTCCATTTGGTATAGTGATCGTTGCACCAGATCCTTGTTTTATAATTATGTTTTGAGCACCACTCGTGCCATTTTTAATTATATGAATCCTTTTTAAGGTGTTTGGACCAATAGTAATAGTACACGCTGAATCTAACGTTCCCGTGTAAATTATGTATATTGCTCTTCCCGCGTCAGCAGATCCATCAGCTACTGTTGTAGCATGAGCATCAGCATTTGTTGTAATTGCTTCTGTGCCAAACCCTAATGCTTCACCCACTAATTCCAAATTAGTGTTTGTTGAAGCACCCCAAGTACCCGATTCATCACCAGTTGTTATTTCTTTTAATCTAAGATTGTTAACGTATGTTGCCATTATGCCACCCTTTCAATCCAGTTAGCCACTTGATCTGGTTCAATTAAACCATAAACTTGTTCGACTCCAATAAAGCCAGTCGCAGTAATTCCAGTTAAAGATACCACAGAACTTCCTGTCATTGCAAGTGTTCCTACAGAAATTGTTGATCCCGCCAGTGTTACTGATAAATTAGAGTCTCCAACTACAGACTCAGAGCCAAGTCCAGTAGTTCCTACGACTGTTGTTACTGGTGCTCCAGTTGATGTTATTAACGCTACCGTTCCAACAGATGTTGTTCCTACGACTGTTGTTACTGATACTAAAGCTGTACCTACGACTGCTTCGTTACCGATATTTACAGAGCCAGTTAAACCAGTTTCAGTTACTCTAGCTCCAGCACCAACAAGTGGATTACCTACAGCAGTAGTTCCTACATTACCCGTCAGTGAAAAAATACCAGTACCAGTGACTGTAACTGTTCCAACAGATCCAGTTGCTACAGCAGGAGTAGGTACTATATCTTGTCCAGGAATAGCGGCGACACCACCACCCCAAACTCCAGCTCCCCAACCATCATTGCCCCAACCAGTTAAAAATCCAGTTGTGGCAGATACACCAGTTACTACGGCAGTTATTGGTATTTTAGGAAGAACAGTTCCAACGGAGGCTGTGCCAGAAACCCCAGTTGCAGTGAATACAAATACACTAGTTGCAACTACAGTTCCAACAGAACCAGTAGCTTCTAAACCAGTTTCAATAACAGTTGAGCCACCAGTTGCACCCTCATCGCCTACGGCAGATGTTCCTGCAACGCCAGTTACAGCAAAAGAGGTATTACCTATACCTCCCCAACCGACAGCACCCCAAGTGCCTTGACCCCAACCGTTAGCCATGACGGTTTACTTTAAGCTATACGAATTATAGCGTTTGAAGCATCAGCAGTTGGAAACTGAATAGTAAATGTACCAGATGTGGAAGTTTTATTAGTTGTAAAGTCTAAAACGCATACAGCTTTATTACTGTCAGAACTGTTATATATCAAAGCTCCCATTGCAGTAATGGTTGCTGTTGTAAAACTTAAATCAGCAAAATCAGTAAACGCAGTAGTACCAGATGTTGTTGGGTCTACTCTTGTTAAAGTACCGCCACCAGTTGAGTAAGAACCACTAGTTGCTACTTCTCCTGCGGTAGCTAAAGCAGTAGTCGCCGCTCCTAATGTTGCAGTTGATGATGATTTACCACCACCGCCTTCTGCATATAATGCTAACTTAAAAGTATCTCCACCAGAGTTTTTAAAATTGTGTACGCCTTCTAGTAACTCTTTTTTGAAAGAAGTACACATTGCTTGTGCTATAGCCATATTAGAGTCTCCTTATATATTCAGCCATTTCTTTTTGACCATTAGATCTTAAGATATGAACTATACTAGCTCGTTCTTCCTTCCTTGCCAAGAGTAAATAATGATACAGTACTTTTTTGAGGTGTTCTCTAAATTGATTAGCTTGTTGTCTAATGTGTGGGGGAGCATCATTTGATATGCTAACTATTTTATCTACTGCTAAATCTGTTATTTGTTCATTTGTTAGACCACCTTGTTCTGATGTCATAACATTTACGTTCCCCGCTTGTGAGATACCTACATTAAACATTTATTTCTCCTCATATGTGACTCCAGGAATATCTTCACGCCCTATTATATTAGGCGTATTATCAATAGGTTCTGGAGGACTTAGTTTAGATTTTTTTGTAATTAGCATACTACCTTGTGTAACTGTAGAAACTATAGGGTCTTCTAATCTATGATAGCCATACAGTTTTTGATCGTCGGGTATGTTAGTATCTAATAAACTTGAGTTATGTGCTATGTTTATTTTAATACCTTTTGATATAGCTATGGCTAACCAAAACTCACAACACGCTCTTCCTGCCTCTGCAAAGTTTATGTTTTTATGTGTAAAATCAATACCGTACAAATGGTACTCTTTAACACCATTTGCAATCCCATAAGCTATAGCATAGGCGACAGTATTGTTTAAATAAGCATATTTTGTTTTTTGTAAAACTTCTTGCAACGGATACTCAATTACATCAGGACATCTTTCATCTAGAGTGCAAGATAATATAGGTATATCTAATTTAGTAGTCAGCCTTTCAGCCATAATGTTTGTTTGTTGTCCAGCATTGGGTGTGTCTAAAAACCTAGAAGGTGGATCCATCATAAAACATTTATCATGAAATATAACGCCTGACATGGAGTTTATAGCCCAAGTCTCATCAAACTTTTCGCTTCTAATAGAAGCTAAAATATATTCACTAAAACTATTACCTAAACCGACAATAGCAACGCTTTTAGTTTTACTCATGTTTGTCTTTGTCTAACCAAACCTTCTCGAAAAGAATCAGAATAATTTCTACCTTCTGCATAGTTCTTTAATCTTGAAAGTGACTCTAGAAATCTACCGTTGTATAAATCTAGTATATCTTTTTCGCCCTTCATAAAGGTATATGCCTCTACTAATGTACCATACAACAACGCATCTGGAGCGTTTGTACTAATCCAAGTTGTTCCATTTACATCTGTAGTCAATGAAGTTGGTCTATAATAGTAATGTAATTCCACAGCAAAATCAGCATTAGGTGTAGGTGCTAATATAAAATTCAAAACATCAAACTGTGCATAGTATTTTGGTATTCCAGTTACAGTAGGATCTGGATTAAACTCTTGTATAAAGTTTACATCTTTTTGTAAAAGGAAAACACTACTGCCACTGTTCTGTAAAGACAAAGAAAAAGTAGCCATATAGTCAGTGGGCTTTTGTAGAAACTTATTTCCACTAGTTGCAGTACCCTCAACGTTTTTTCTAAAATAATCAAGGTCTACTGTTTTAAATATTCGTTCTTCTGCGTTTTTAATAAAAAAAGGTATTTCAGCTACAAAAGTGGACTCATCGTTTTCAGTCCAGTCTTGTATTGATTGTGTTAATGTTGTTAAAGTAAAGCTCATGATACACTCACTGTTACAGTTCCTAAAGAAGTTGTAGCACTAAACGTAGTTAATTCAGTACCCAATAATCCTAAACCAACATTTGTATATACAATAAACCTTTTGTTATCATCCGTTTCTTGTGGTCTTGGTTGATGTAATCCTTGTGGCTCAAAAGGAGGTTTTCTTGGTGTCAATTGTGGGTGTTTGCGTTCGTATTCTGAAGTATGAACAAGATTACCATTCCACTCTTTAACACGTTCTCTATACGGAAAAGCAAACCCAGACCGATCAGATATAAACTTAGACTTTTTTCCAATAGCAAATCTACTCATACGAAACCATAATATGTACTACTAGGGGTTAATGATAGATTAGATCTATCCCTATCTTCTGCAGATGCTCTTTCAAATTCTTCTTCATACATAGCTTTTAAAAGTTGTATTCTATCAGGTGCTTTTTTCATTGCTAAGTAATAAGCTAATCCCGCAGTTAAACATGGATAAAACCTAAAAGGAACTTCAATAGTATCTTTTGCAGTATCTGCATCTTGTATACGAGTTAAAGCATCATATACAAAAACATCTGTACTGTTTTCTGGTGTAGCCCATAATCTTAATTTAGGTGTAATCTGCCTATCTAAAAAATATTGGCTTGGTCTTCCAGTTGTTGATTTAGTGGGTATATTCAAATACTGATCTCTACCTATTCTACTAAGACTAAAATCTGTGCTACCTCTGCGTATTACTGCATTTAACACATCAATTGTATCTGTGCTAAAATCATATTCTGCCGTTCCTGCAGTTAAGGCTTGTGTTCTTTGTTCAATAGTCCACTGATTCAATCCTCTATTAGCCCAATCAGCAAGAAGTATATTCATAGACCTTTTTGCTGTTTGTAGATCATATCCAGTTCTAACCTCTAAGCCACATCGCTCAAAGGCTTCCTCAATATATTCGGCTACGTCTAATTCAAAATTAGTAGAGGATGAAGTTGTCATTAACTATATGGACCTTTTACAACTTTGCCACCACCTGACATTTTCTTTTTATCTGTCATGCCACCCATAGCATAACTTTTCTTTTTCATAGCACCACCGCCCATCATTGCTTCTTTCTTGGGAGCACCGCCCATAGCATAGCTTTTCTTCTTCATCATTCTTT